GGCGGCATCCAGGTAGATGAAGTTAGCCCAGCAAGCGAATGTCAGGCTTGAATAGGTGACTGTGCTGTTTGAGGTGCCAGGGAAGAAAGAAACTGGTGTTCCGACAATTGCAGAGCCGGGGGGAACCACAGACTGAGAAGAGAAACTTACAGTCACTGTAGTTGCGTTTGAGGAGCTCACAACCACTGGACCCACCAGGGGCAGACCAGCCACAAAGGCTCCTGGCTGGATGTTTGCGCCGGATGTAGGGGAGACAATGTTGTTGATGCTCAGGGTTGCGGATGTAGAGCTTGTTGTGATGATAGTGTTTGCAACCACAGATGCAACTGTTGTGGGGGCGTACACATTCAGTGTGGAGTTGGCGGGAAAGAAGATGTTTGACGCACTGGCTGTGTTTGCGAATGAAATTGTCACATTGGAAGGGCTGGTCACATTGCCAACCGACTTGATAATTGCGTACAGGTTGGAGTCTGGGGTCTGAACATTAGACACGAGCATACCAGCGAAAAGAGGGCCGGAAGTGGAGTTGTAGGAGAGGAAGGCGGTGTTAGAAGCCACTGCAGTCACTGCGGTTGCCGCCACATTGATAGAAGCCTGTGGCACGGCGGACAGCACGGGGTTTGTGGTGGGGCCGAAGGTGACTGTCTGGCTCAGAGAGGATGACCAGGTGATGCGCAGCTCAACATCGTGGAACTGCAGGGCCACCAGGGGCAGGGCCAGGAAATAGTCCTTGCAGAAAAACAGCTTCAGGGGGAAAAGTGTAGTTTTCTGGTTTGTCTGGCCAGATGCATTTAAGTTGAGGTATCTGTTTGAAAAGGTCTGGGCGCCCACGACTGGCTCGACATCGGTCATCCACTGGAAGTCCTGGGTGTCAACCACCTGGCCTCCGATGAGCAGCTCCACCTTGTCGATAATCTTGGACCAGTCGAGACCGGAGATGCTCGCGTTATTCGTGTCACGAGCAGAAAAGTACACATAACTCAATAAGTCACCCTTCTTTTCAAATCGAACAAGAGAGATGCCACCTGCCTGTGGTGTGCCTTGCAGCACCTGGCGCTCAATGGAATGAGCATAGTGGGTATATCTCTTGTAGTTTGACCGGAAGAAAGACACTTCAGGCTTGCCTGTTAACCAAGCGTCCTGAGCACCGGTTGCGACGAGCTGAACAATGCCTCCGCTCATTTTATAATCTTAACCTAGGTTTTTTTCTGACTTGTTTAGTTCGCAGACAATGGTTGTTGAACGAATGAATTTTTCTCAAGTTGTTTGATTGCAATATCAAGTGTGTCGGCCCATGGATTCTTTTGCATTTTAAATTCATTAAACTTGTCGAATTCTGGTTTAAGATATTCTGAGTTGAGGGCTGTTCCACCTCCGGCTCCTCCTGCCTGCACGGGGAAGGGGATGGACTCTGATCGAATGTTTGTCATTGCTCCGACTGCGTTTACTGGGTCGTTTCTGACATTCATACGACCTGCGTTTCCTGGACGATCTGGGTTTGACCGGTTGTTTGACAGGTGGGGCAGAGACTTGTCGTGTATGGCACCATCATATGGTTGGTACACATTGTACTGCGCGGTACCGTACTCGAGGCCATCTCCCCGGACTCCAGTCTCCTGTCTGATTGTTGTGCGTCGCGTCTTGATTGAGTCTGGTCTCCCCTCGAACCCGCGGAGGGCACCGCCTTGGCCCTGGCCGCTGTTTTGAGCGGGGTCTCTGCTCCACGTCTTGGAGGCTTTTGCGAGGTGTGTCACATCTCCCATTCCTCCTGCGCCTCCATTCTTGACAACAGGATTCGGGGGGCCCTCGCCGCCAGGCAGAGACGTGAGACGCTCCTCGTTTATGTTGTTTGGCAAAACGCGGAAATACTGCTGGAACCCGCCGGTGGCTGCCACTTCGGGGCTCACACCAAGACCGGGGCCGACATTCAGACGCTCAACTGGGGGCAGGTTATTCATTTTATTCGTGATGTTCTCACGGCCATACAAGTCGTAGACTGGCTGACCGTATGGGAAGCGAGTGTTTGTTCTGGTCTTTTCCTGGAGAGACCTCACCTCGTTTTTGGGAGTCAAACGAAAGTCACCAACACGACGACCGAGGTTGGGGGTCATAATCTTCACATCCTGGTAATCGGCCCAGTGATCACTTGGATGAGCCATCAAATCAGTGTCGCGACGAGTAATTATTGGAGCTGGTTTTCTGGATTCAGTGGTTGTTGAATCGCCATCTGAGTTGTCGCTCAGACGCTTTCCAGCAAACACCAAACCAACGACGGCTGCTATCGCAATAGGATCCATCCCTTTACATTTAAATAGTATTTTTATTTCTTCATATATCTCTGAACAAATCTGCTGTTTTGGTCGATTGAGTATGTGCTAATTGGGTCCCATGTCAGGACTCTGAGTGGAATATTCACATATGAATTGGGAAAGTCGTATGGTTGTTCTGTGTATGGTTTTTTCCACGCAAGTGTATCGACTGGGCGAAGGGCGGACTCTGCATCGGCAATATCCACCATAGTTATGGTTGCTGGACCCTGCCACACACTTTGCTCCAAGGTGACCCCCTGAGTGCTGTAATACTGCTGAGGCATCTTAGTATTGAATACGAAATTTATTTATCTTCCGTTACCGGCACGCATTTGAGGACGTTCGGGGAAGTGGAACCGACTGCTGTCAATGTCGCATGCCTCGCCCCCTTGGTCTTTACAGAATGGAGAAAATGGCTTGCCATACGCAGCCTGTGCAAAACCCGTCTGATCATTTGGAATTGTTGTACTTGCAGTTGTGTAAAAGTTGCGCTCAGCGTCGCGTTTCCTCTCAAATGGGTGAATCTGGCTCCACTCCTGCTGAACCTCCGTGCGAACACTTGGATACCAAGCGGCAGCTGGCCTGTCCGGCTGGTCAATGTAATCAGTCATCAACACATTCCCCATGGGATTCTCAAGGCTAGGCATTGTCACATTCCCGCGAAGAGGACCGGCGGTGCGAGCATCACCATACGATGGACGCACTTTCGAATCCTTAATCATATTTGAAACCCACATGTAATACAGTATAGCCAAGACAAGACCGCCAAGGGCTAAAACACGGGTATCTCTGTTAATTAAATATACAATTACACTTGCGTATATCACGAAACGAGCTGTGGCTGATGTACGCTCCTTGACTGACTGTGAAGACGAAGGCCAAAAGTTCAACAGCTGGTCTGAATTAAAAATATCCTTTGGGTCCATATTAGTATACCCTATTAAATTAATTGAGACGGCCCATCATCTGGGACATCATTTTCTGAACACTGCTCATAAGCTTTGCTTCATCGAGCTCACCGCCACCCTCCGCCATCTCCTTGGCAAACTTCTCAGCCGTACCTTCAACCATCGCAAGCATCTCTGGGGGGAGCATACTGATGGATGTACCGAGCATATACAAATTCTGAACATGAGACCATACAGCAGCCTTGTTGGTGTCACTCAGTGTCTCCCACACATCAACAACACCAATGTCCTTCATAAACTTGTTCTTTTCGGAAAAAAAACTAGGGTCTTTCACATTCAACAGGTGAGCACGGGAACCAGTGTACTTCATAAATCTATCCATTACCGACTTTGTCCTGGGCTTCACACTCGCATCCTTAATCACCTTGTTGTCGGGGAACACAGCAAGAAGGTCATCATAAAATGAGCCAAGCATGTTGTTAAACGCACTGTTCGACGCCATTTATATATATAAATTTGTACTCTTTATTTAGTAAGGATCTTTTGAAACTGCATCCCCTTGGCCAACACCCTGTGAAATAATAAAGTAAACCAAAAGTGCAACCAAAAATGCAGGTTTCATCATGTCTGAATTTTTGAGCTTCCCTTGTCCATTCATTTTCCCTTTGAAAAATATATATCCTGCTGTGATGGCGGCGGCAGTTGCTGCTGCGCTCAAAGGCTCCCGAAAATACTTGTCCATTATTAATTAGATGCGGAAATTAGTATTGGATTTATTTTTCACGTGCGTCGTCAAACAGGGACTCACCGGATTCGTTTAGTTTTGTGACTGTTGGTGGTTTCAGAGAGGGTGTGACTGCGTATGTGGTTGATCCGTTTGGAGTTTCTGCGACTGGTTCTGTGGAGTTTTGTGCTCCAGAGTCGTTTGCAATGTCTTGGAGATCTCCACTGTCCTGTGGTGGTTCTGAAGAGTCTGGTTCCTCCATTGGTTCAGTGGGTACCTCCTCTTGATCTTGGGAATCGTCGGGTTCACCCTCGTCGAAGCTTGCATCCTGTCTGAGGTCACCCACGATAGTGTCCCAAGGAATAAGGTCCTCAATCACATTTTGAATTTTACATGTAAATCTCTCTGTCAACTCTTTCTTTCTGTCGTCATCTGTCTTTGAAGGGTCAGTGATGATTGATGGGTGGTAATACAGGTCTTCGCCACACGCCTCATAACACCGCTGAACAAAAACATCGTGTGGGGGCAACTTCAAACCCACCTTTTTCGGCTTTTTATCCATCCGTATGCCATTCATCAAAATCTTCACATGACATATAAACACGGCGGCCAAAAAGTTTTGGAAAAGAGGATTTGAGTTTTTAATTTTATCTGCGTGTTTTAAACTTATTGAGCTGTTCCAGACCTTGATACCCTTGAGCAGCTCCTGAAAAACGAGTGTCATGTTCTTCCCC